CGTCTTTGATAGAATCCAAAATGTTTTTGCGGTCTGCTTCACGAATTTTATCGGATGCGTTCCTTCTGGATTCCGCATATTCTTTTTGTTTTGCTGCTAACTCCTTGGCCCGTTCTTCCTCGGCTTTTGCCATTTCCTTTTTTCTTGCTTCTTCTTCGGCATCTAATTTCTTGGCTTCACGATTAAACAAACGGCGTTTTGATGCTAATTCAGTTTCCGCATTTTGCATTTGAACTGTGGCCGCACTAATTGCCTTTTTGGTTTCCTCGGTTGTCCCATTTAATTTTTGGTCTAAACGGGCTGCGGCTAACCTATCTTGTGCAAACTTCAATTCCTTCGCTGCTAAATCAGTTTCAGATTTCCGTACTTGCTCTAATGCTTTTTTTCTATCTTCCAATGATGCATTTGAATCCGACAACAATTCACGGGCTTGTGCCAATTCTTTGTTACCTTTTGCACGGGCTTCGTTTAATGCCAATTCCCTATCCTCTAACTCGTCTTGTGAATTTGCTAATTTCTTTCCTTCCTCCGCAGCAGAACCAAACAAACTCGCAACCAATTCCAAACCATTTGCCAACCCATCAACCAATAATGCTGCAAACGATGAAACCGCTTGAATAATTGGATTCAAAATGGCACCAAAAATTGATGTTAAACGGGCAAGGGAATCCATCCCTTCTTCACTCTTTGTCAATGCCCCTTTTAACGCTGCGAATACGCCCACCAATGCGGCGATAACTGCACCAATTGGATTTGCCACCAATACCATCATGGCACGGCCTAAACCCATTAATGCCGATGATGCAACACCAACCGAACCTGGTAGTTCCCCAAACTTGTTCCCGACATCTTTTATTTTACTTCCAATGCCATCAAAGGTTTTGGATGCTTTGCTTTGAAAACTCGCAAACGCCCCTTCCGATTTTTTGACCCCCGATGTGTCAACATTGACTTTATAATTTATTTCTTCCGCCATGATTTGATTCTCCTTTTAATGCTTTTGGTTGTTTGACCCCATGTTTGATTGTATTGGTTTTTACCTTTGGCAATTTCCACCGTCTCCGATACCCCATACCATTCTTGGGCTTGTGCTAATTTTATAATGAGTAATATCATTTTTTAAGTATTAAAAAGTTTGCGTTGGTCACATAAATTGTGTGGCTTCCACCCGTTTTTGGTTTCCATGCTAATGTTACTTCATCCGTTGGTGAAAGGTCTAAAATGGTGCTAAAATTTACCACCCCATAATCCGATGCAATACCTCCGTAACCCGTTGTTGGAATCCCATTAACAAGAATTGCAAATGTGGAATGCTTGTTTCCCGATTGTTCAACCTCCACCATCGCGGTAAACTTGTATTGACCGCCATCGGTACAAATGTATTTTGATGGTGCCAAGGTTGCCGTGATGTTTTGTACATACCCGATTGATACTTGGCTTTCCATCGGAATGTTTAACCATATTGTTGAATCCGTTGCCAATGGTCCACTCAATGTACTGCGAAACATCGTGATTTGGTTAAATTGTACAATCGCTTGTAAACTTTCCATCTGTTGGGCGATGTCGCTGACACTATTTTGGTTGAATGTCGTGTCTTGGTTGCTATTCAAATAATCTTGTGATCCATACCGATACGAATTCATGATACCCTTTGCAACTGCGTAATCGTTCAAATATGATTTGCCATTGACATTGACCACCACATCCGTGAACACGGGTTTTTGCCCCGTGGTTGTGAAGGTCATGATATCCACATTTGGGTATGTAATCAATTCAAGGTTTGCAATCTCGGTCAACATATCGTACTTAACCGACTGCACTTTGTAGTAATTCCCACTTATGGCGATGGTGTCGTTTAATGCGAAGTTCAACCATTCACCCACGGGTACGATTCCCGTCATTTTAACCAACCTTGATTGCGTTGAATACATACGCGATAAGTATTCCTTCCAATACAAATTATAAATCGAATTAACGGGTGCATCCCCTTTGATGGAATACTCCAAGCCAAACGCCATTGAATAACTCGCAGTCAATGTTGGATAAGCGGAATACGATGTCATTAATGGTAACACATATTGGTTTACATTGTTGAAATAATATGGATCGGATATCGACTGTTTGCCTCCATAATAAAACAATGTCAAATCTTGTTGCACCGCTTTATCATCCTTATCCATAAATCGCGGAATGTTTAATTCGGTTGCCCTTACTCTTTGACCATTGGCGTTAACCTCGTCCATCACCTGGGGGCAAATAACATTGAAAGGGGTTTCCAACTTGAATTCATCCGTTGGGTAATCAATCATCGGTTCAAACGCTATCGACCCAAATTCCCGTCGGTTGATGTTTCGGTAGTATTCACTTGCCAAACACTCCGATTCCTTGTGTGTCATTGACACGATGCTTGGAATTGGCAACTTGTCGTGTTCAATATCCTTTACATCAATGTACGGTGACCAATTCTTTGTCGTTCCCGCATTAAACCAATCTTGCAAATTATGTATTTCAAAGGTGGTTGCACTCGTTGGGAATAATATGCAGTTAAAAGTTTGTAAAACGCCATTCACAAAATCCCTAATTTTCATTTGTGGCATGGCATCCGCCATTGATACGGTTGTTCCATTAATACCTTGTGGTGCATTGGAACACGAAATATAAATAAGGCCTGGACTTGTAACGACTGAATAGGTGCGATAACCAAATGTCACTTCGTCTTGTGGTGATAATACCGCATCGAAACGCACGGGAACTGCACCGCCCGTTGTTGCATTAAACGATTGGGATTTTTTCACCCTTCCGTTTACCATCCACACGAAGTTGATACTACCCACACCCGTAATCACAACATCAACACCAACTTGGAATGAGTAATTACCGAATCTGTTTGGTGTGTAAACTCCCGTGGCTGCATTATAATTACCCGATGGGTTTGCAATTACCGTTGGGAATATAATTTTGGTATACGCCAAACTTCCAAATGTGGTTTGGGTGTAAGTGAATGCCCCTACACTTGCGTTAAAAGTTCCAACTTGCGTATATTCTGGGTCGTATAATGGCCCCGCCGTTTGCATCGGAAGGATGAACGCTTTGTCCATTTCCGCCTTTGATAAAAACGAACCACTTAATGTAAACCCCGCTTCTGCAAATACCGTTGTCAACATGGCCTTTAACTTAATTGCGGGGCGTAAATCATCAATCTCAACACCCCTTGAATCTTTGATGTTACCATTAACCCCTTTCATGGTGGAATACCTCCACCCTTGGTTATAATCTGCGATGGGCCACAATATGTCACCACTCAATAATGCGTTATCCCACGACAATAAAATGTTGGAATAGTTTGCCGTGTGGTTGTATGCCGTCCAATCAACTTGATTCAATAATGTTTCACCCCATTGATCCAATATCTTTTTGGTTGTTCCGTAAAAAACCAAATTGTACAATTGTGGGATTCCGTCTTTGTACTTGCACCCAATAAACTCAATCCGACCCGTGTACACTGGCAACGAATGAATAAGTAATGTGGCATCCTTTCCGATGTTTGGATTCCAAGCACCCAATACCACATTTTCATCAAACCAATCTGAAAAGATTTGGTTGTTAGTGTCGGATGCGGGTATCTGAAACGCTTGGGTGTAATCTGTCCAAACTGTGGATAAATCTTGTAGGTCTTTTAATTGGCGGTTTAATTCAACACTTTCGTCATTAAATAAATCCACGGGTATCCCCTCAATTTCCAAACTAAACCGAATGTTCATCGTACAATCTTGTTTATTTTAGGTTGGTTGTATTCCAATTGGATGGTGTATTGGATCAACTTTTCGTTTGTCCTTTTCTTAAACTCAAATGCGGTGTCAATAACCCGTGTTGATAACACTTCGGTTCCCGTCATGATTAGTACATTGGTTGAATAAAATATCTGTTCAACGATTGGCACATCCGCCTCGGGAATCCAATCCGTGTTTACTGTCATTACTTCCGTGCTATTTTGCAAAAATGGTGTGGCAATCTGTACGCCATAACTCCACGATTGAGCCAAATCCGCTTGTTTGAAAATTGGTTGGCTATATTTTTCGGATTCTACATTGTAAGTTCTGCGTGATACGCCGTTAAAAAGGTACGAATCATAAACCCCATAACGATTAAGGAATAACACATCTTGTTGCCCATACTTATTTTGGCAATCAAAAACAACGGGCAATACCACATCATCACCCGCTTTGACAAATGTGATGTTGGCATTGGTTCCAAATAAACCTGCGATGGTAAATAATTGTTTCACTTCAATACCTTGAATGGCTTGGTCGGATGTTGTCACCGTGTTTGGAGTCACTGTGGTTGAACCCACCACGATTGATGTAATCACCGTTGCATCATACCACAAATATGCGGTTGGTGTAAATGGTGTTAAATACAATTCCGTTTTATCTGTGAATACTGACTTTGAAACTCCCGCATTAAATCCCTCCGCCGTATACGAATAACCCTTTGTGGCCAACGATAAATTTGAAGTGATAACTGCGGTTGACCCCGCCGTCCAAATGCCTTGACACTTCACCGCTACGCGTTTTGCACCGCTTCCGATGTTTGGTTTGTATGTGCCATTCACCAAAAACTCGGTGGTGATGTACTGGGTTACAATTTTGTGAACATCAATCCATGCCCTTCCACCTCCATATTGGTCGGGTAATCTGTTAATTGTTACAATCGGTGTTGCGGGGATGGATGTCGTGCCACTCCACACATAAACTTGGAACTCATAACGGAATCCCGCATTTGCAAAATTGGTGGATTCAAACGCTTGGTAAATGATTGGGGAATTGGCCCCAACTATGGATGCGGGTTGTTGTGTAAATGTAAAACTCATCTTTTGAATAGTCCTTTTTGAATGTCTTGTTTCATCGCCTGGGTTAATGCCTTGTTGAACGATGGTAAAATTTGTTTTCTTGCTTGGCTTACAAATGGGAATGGTTGAATACCAAAATACTTTATTTTTCTATTCATCATAAACCGCATTGATTCCTCGTTGGCCTTTGATTTGAATTTACCCGTTGACAAGTCACGGGGTTGGATGCGTTTCATTTTAACCCAACTACGCATTGAATCAAGTGGAATCCCTTTGCCTGGCTTCCGACCTCTTTGCACATAGTCGGCCGTCTTGTTCATACTAATACCCATATTCAATCCATTCGGATCGGGTTGGATGGATGATACCAATTGACCACT